ATCTCACTATTGCATTCATCGGCTTGGGAGCTACGCCGATAAGCATGGTAGCGGCAAAGATTGACGTGCCTGTTTGGGCGCTTATTGCCGGGCACTGCGGCGCGACTATAGCAGGATTTATTTGCGCAGAACTTGGAAGGGGAGCCAACCAATGACAAATAACCAGTTAGCAGAAAACAGCGTCATCCAGCTTTTGAACAGTGTCAAACTGGCGCGCGATAACGCAGAACTCGCCGACAATCGAGTTGACCACTCGTTTTATTACGCGCTGACGATTGCTCTGGAAGAGCTACAGGAACGCCGCAAGGCCGCAATGGACAGCGAGCCAGTGTTGTGGGCATGGCATCATCTCGATATGTGGCATGTCACCAGTCACGATGGGCGCGCAAGAGATTTGTGGTTGAGTGGTTTCAAGGTTATTCCGCTCTATCGCCACGCGCAGCCAGTGTTGGTAATTCCTGACGAGATGACAGCAGAGCAGGCATATGAAATAGGATATTACTATGGAGACCCAGTAGACGTGTTTGCGCGTGGGGCTAACTGGATGCGCCAGCATATCATCGACTCCACATTAGCAGCCGCCCCGCAGTCTCCCGGCAGTGACCCTGCCACCGTACCGGGTAAATGGATTTCGGTAAGCGAGCGGATGCCGGAAAATGATGGGGCATATCTTTGCTGGGATAATCGTTACGTAACTACCTACGCATTCATATTTGGTGCTTGGCAGGCAAACCAATTCATTGCCAAGAATATAACCCACTGGATGCCGCTGCCGGCTGGGCCGCAGGAGGTGAGGTGATGCCGAGGGCTAGTACGGTAGGCGAAATCGTCAGGTCTGACATGGTGCAGTCTGGGGCGCTCAGAAAGCGATACTGGCAATCATCATCTCTTCCGTTTCGTGAAAAGCGTAAGCACAGGCCACAACCTTGCCATTTCAGAAGAGATAGGGTGCTTCAAAAAATCATGCGCAGGGAGATGGAAGCCATGGTTAATCGCCTTAGTAAAATCGATGCTTCAAAGATTCTTGAGGAAGTTGGCGATGCCTAAATCCCCCGCAGAACGCAAAGCCTCCAGTTGAAATCAAACCCCTCTCCTGAGGGGTTTTATCGTATATGCTCATTTTGCTTTTATCCCCGGGAAGGGCGATAATTACTTAGTCAGTCTGGACAACTGACAACTTTACCCCGGCGCCAAGTGGGGACACATGGCGCACAAAACCTTACAGCAATCCCTGTCACCGATGGCGAAAGCCTCCGGCGATTTTCTGCATTCAGCGTTTAGCCTCTGCGGAGGTGAAGCGTGAACATCCCTCAATGCGGCATCAAGCTGCACAACGGCAACTTCAGCGCTATAGGCAAGATTCTTCAGGAGCAGCTCTCTGACGGGAAATGTCTTCGCCTGCAGGTCAAAGAGTGGCGTGAAAAACGCAGCCTGAGCCAGAACGCACTCAGTCACATGTGGTACGCGGAAATCAGCGAATACCTGATTAACTCAGGACGTACCGACGCAACTCCCGAGTGGGTTAAGCGGAACCTAAAAAAGACCTATCTCGGCTGCGAAGAGGTGACATACACCGACTTCATCACCGGTGAGAAAACCACAACCTGGGAACCCCGGCATACCTCCGATCTTGATACCGGCGAAATGCACATCTTCCTGACCAAAGTAGAGGCCTGGTGCGCTCAGTTTGGTCTGGCTCTCACCATTCCACACGGTTGCGAATATCAGCAACTGCAGCAAAAGCAGGAGGCCTGATGAGCAGCCTTCTCGCCAAAGTAATTGAGCGCGGCATCTTCCGCGTGCCTGCGCGCCGCAAGCGCAAGGTCGAAGATAAGCCTTCCGACATCCCGACCCTGAAAGACTATACCGCCCGCCTGGTCGATAAGAAGTGGCTACGCCTGAGAGCACGGAGGCCACATGCGTAAACCAGCACGTCGTAAATGCGCCCACTGCCGCGAATGGTTCCATCCTGCCCGGGAAGGGCAGGTGGTATGCAGTTTTGAATGCGCTAGCGCGATCGGCAAAAAACAGACAGCAAAAGCCCGGGAAGCGGCGAAGGCCAGAGCGGTTAAGCGCCAGCGCGAATCCGAGAAAGAGGGGCGCCAGCGCCGTAAAGCAAGATTGGCTGAGCTCAGACCTAACGGTTACTACAAAGCCCAGGCTCAGAAGGCATTCAACGCCTACATCCGCGCTCGTGATGCTGCTTTGCCATGCATCAGTTGCGGCGAGACCAACCCGCCTGATCTGCATGGCGGCCAGTGGGACTGCGGCCACTTCAAAACGGTCGGCGCTTACCCTGAGTTGCGTTTTGAAGAGCGCAACGCTCATAAGCAGTGCAAATCGTGCAATGCCGGGGCCGGTAAGTACACCGCCAAAGAGTTGACGGTTGCTCAGCAATACGAAGCTGGCCTGGTCGCTCGTTACGGACAGGAGTATGTCGACTGGCTTAACGGACCCCACGAAATGACCAACTACCGCCGGGAAGACTTTATTCGTATCCGCGATGAGTACCGCGCCAAGCTCAAAGCACTGAAACAGCGGGAGGCCGCATGAACCACGACATTATCGAACGCATCCGAGACCGCTGGAAAAAGCTCCGCCTCTTGCGTAGCCGCGGAACCGTGCTGGTTGACTATTTAATTTTGCGCAATTTCATCGCAAGTCTCTCAAGGGGGAGTTATGAGTAAATCAGAAAAATCAATAACCCAAGAGCTGTTAAGGACTCTCCTTGAATACGACCCGCAGACCGGCATTTTTAGATGGAAAATAAAGGCCTCATCTAGTGCGCACCCTGGCGATATTGCAGGATGCATTGATGGTCAGGGATACAGAGTTATTCGTATCTATGGAAAGAACAGAAAGGCCCACAGGCTTGCCTGGCTATATGTGTACGGGGATGAGCCTGAGGTTATAGATCACATTGACAGGAATCGTTCGAATAATGCCATTGAAAATTTAAGAGCCGTTACATTTTCTCAAAACTCGGCAAATAGAGCAGCTAAAAGCAAAAATAAGTCTGGATTTACCGGGGTGTACTGGAATGAGTTAGGGAAGAAATGGCAGGCGAGCATAGTGGCCAACGGGAGAACACATTACGTTGGTCTTTTTGCTACTGCACAAGAAGCGGCGAAAGCCAGGACTGAGTATGCCAGACAGTTATATGCAAATTTCTATATTCCTTCATTTCACGACCAAGAGGCTGCCAAATGAACNCCCAATACCTCCAGTATGTTCGCCAGCAGCTGATAGTGGCCACCGCCGATCTGAGCGGTGCGACGAAAGGGCAACTGGTGGCCTTTGCAGAGAACGCGCAATTTACCGCTACGGCGCGCAGCCGTGGCCGGAAGAAAGTTTATAGCGAGGCAAAGCAAAAAATGGTTAACCCGGATGGCCCGCCGATGAGTGGCAGCCAGTCACGCGCTAAGGGTTCATCGATCGCTCTCGTTCTGCCTGTTGAGTATTCGACGGCCAGCTGGCGCCGGGCTCTGCTGTCGCTGGAAGAGCATCAGAAAGCGTGGCTGCTGTGGAATTACAGCGACAATATCCGCTGGGAGCACCAGGAGACGATCACCCGGTGGGCATGGGAGCAATTCAGCAAGAAGCTGGCCGGCGTACGCATTGCGAAGAAGACTGTCGATCGCCTTCGTCAACTTATCTGGCTGGCCGCGCAGGATGTCAAAGCCGAGCTGGCAGGGCGGGAGACGTATGAATACCAGTCGCTGGCGGAGCTGGTTGGTGTAGCAAAGTCCACATGGACAGAAACCTACCTCCCTCATTGGCTGGCGCTGCGCAGCAGTTTTGTGAAGCTTGATAGCGACGCTCTCATATCGGTAACGCGATCACGTTCACAACAAAAGGCGACAAATTTAGATGTAAGTCTTGCAAAACCGAACTGAAAGGCATATATTTCATGTAAATCTGATATCGTCGCCATAGCTTCGATTGTCGACACACAAAGAATTCAAGCCCGAGGTTAACGCCTTGGGCTTTTTGCTTTCCGGCGACACGACAGGGGTATTCGCGAGATGCATTGCATCAGTACCCCTGTCACATCGTCGTAGAGCATTGAAACGAGTTTCATCAGATGTTAAATTTTTGGTGTGGTGAATCCCCCTATGCGGAGGGGCGACCAGTCACTTACAGTGATCTGTAAATGCAGCGCGGGCCATGCCGACTGGGGCATGCTCACCGGGAGGCACCCGGCACCACGCAGTACTACTAAGACATTTGGTAGTGGGGTTGCCGTTTCGGCTTCTCCAGCTATGTTTAAAAGGTAGTAACGGAAAACGAGCGCTCTCCTGGTAAATCGGTAGCTCGGACTATTAGGTGCGCCTCGAACCGTTGAAGAATCAGTATTTCCTACCTTCTGCCCGCCCCTCTGAGCGGGCTTTTTTTCGCCTAATTCAGGCAAAACCATAAAGCATTAAGGGCTGCGCTATTTCGCGGCCTTTTTCATTTCGGGGTCAGAAGCACAGCGGTTGTGCGTTCGGCTGTTAACCGAATGGTCGAAGGTTCGAATCCTTCCTGTCCCGCCAGATAATGGCCTGACCTGATGACGGGCTCATAATCCAATCCATCAGGGCGTTGTTGGCGCAGCGCAACAGGCCGCCAGACCCAGCCAGGGTATTTTCGGTCATCACCGACATTGCTATTACCCTCATGCTTATTGCCTGCCTAACCGCAGGCTTTTTTATTTTCAGGGTCGCGGGAATCACCCTCGACGCTTTGTTGGTAAATCAGCCCGACGGCCCTGAACCTTTTACTGACTACAGATAGCACCCCGAACATTATCGGAGGTGGAGACTATGAAAATGCCTGACAAAATCTTTTCGGCGGCCTCGTACTGCACGTCAGGCGGCCTTATATGCACCGGGCTGGCAAGGACCTATGACTGGTTTCATGGGCTTGACTGGAATTTTATTGCTCTGGCCAGCGGCGTGATAATCGGTGTAGCGACTTACCTGACTAATCTCTACTTTAAGCGCCGCTGGACGAAGATGTATCAGCAGTCCCTCGATCGTGGTTATGGTGGCCCGCCACCGCAGGATGAATAGCGATGGCTAACCTGAAAACAAAACTCAGCGCGGCCATGCTGGCGCTTATCGCCGCTGGCGCATCAGCTCCCGTTCTCATGGATCAGTTCCTGAATGAGAAAGAGGGCAAGAGCCTCACTTCATACCGCGATGGCGCCGGCATATGGACGATATGTCGTGGAGCTACCCGGGTAGATGGAAGACCTGTAACGCAGGGGATGAAGTTAACCCAGGCCAAATGCGATCAGGTGAATGCCGTCGAGCGCAATGAGGCGCTGGCATGGGTAGATCAGAATGTGCGTGTTCGTCTGACGCCTCCTCAAAAGGTCGGGATTGCCAGTTTCTGCCCATATAACATCGGGCCCGGTAAGTGCTTTCCTTCCACCTTCTACCGCAAGCTGAATGCCGGTGACCGGAAAGGCGCCTGCGCTGAAATTCGCCGGTGGATTTTTGATGGCGGAAAAGATTGCCGCGTGCGTTCCAACAATTGTTACGGCCAGGTCTCTCGTCGTGATCAGGAAAGCGCACTGGCATGTTGGGGGATAGATGAATGAGCCGATTAGCAGCCATTATCAGCGCTGTTGTGATCTGCCTGATGG